TCCGTGTTAGTGTTTACGGATGGATGCCCCGAAGTGCAGAAACATCCCGAGCTGTGGCAAGCGTCACTACGGGGAATGCGCGACGAGCCGCAGCGCGTCGAAAACGGAAAGAGTGCCCGCCAAGTCGGAGAATGCCCCACGGGTCATGCGGCCCGCGGATCAGTTGCCTTTGCAGGATCGGGTGACTGCCCTGGAGCAGATTGTGGACGAGCTGCTGGCCGGAAAGCGTAAGCGCTCGGAGTACATGAAGCAGTACATGAGGGATCGGAGGGCCCGCGAGGGTGGCTGAGATATTTTTCTGGCCTTTTCTGATCGCGGTGCTGTTGGTTTTCGGCGTGATCGCGGTTTTTTATTTTTCGGAGTTCCCGGATGGAGATTAGCAGGCGGCAGTTTATTGGAGCGATGGCGGCTGGTGCGATTGTCACTGCCGAGGGCTTGTGGGTGCCCGGTCAGAAATTGATTTCGATTCCGAGCCGCAAAATTTTCATCCCGGAGGGCCGTTTGGCGTGGGTCGAGGATGGTGTCACTTGGATGTTTGCTGGTGGCCGCGGTGGTGGCAAAACTCAGATTCCGGCGTTTTTCGATATCGAGGTCCGGGGCGCCGAGATCGACAAGAAGGCTTTTGACATGATTAAGCGCCATTCCGGCCGGATCGAGCGATGAAACGCGGCCGGTATCGGACCAGAAAGGCCTACAAGCAGGACGTTCACCGCAGCCGGCAATACATCAAGTCTGAGGCTGGTGGGCCCCGCCCGAAAGCTCCAAAAGTGGAGCTGAGCGCCATAGGCGAGCATATTCGCAAGATCGCAGCTCGCGGAGTATAGTCAGCCCGTTCTCTACAGCAATGCAACCCATAAGGAGATAGAGATGGCAGGTAAACCTTCAATTCAGACGAGTATTCACGGACGACGCTTTGGACTGGGCCCCAGATCCGAATTGATCGTTAATGACGCCAATGCCGGCTTACAAAACGCCGTTATTGAGCCCCAAGCCCGCGACACGGCGACCATTGCGGCTGCGCTGGCTGCAGCAGCATTTTCGACGCCAGTCGAGCTGGTCCCGGCCCCTGGAGTCGGTAAAGCGCTGGTTTTGATGGAGGCGACGGTATCGAAAGCTGCTGGCGCCGCTTACACCGGCATTGCCGCCGGTGAGGACATCAGAATCACCTACGGCACCGCTGGCGGGCAGCCTTTGGGCGATATCGAAACCACGGGATTTTTAGATCAGACTACCGACGAGATGCGCCTTGCATTCCGCGTGGCCGCGGCATCTGGCCTCGATTCGGTCGATCTCACCAATCTCGATAATGACAATATCGAATTTCAACTGCTGGCTGGCGATATAGCTGATGGCAGCGATCTGGTGGTCGATGTGCAGTATCGTGTGATCGATCTCAGCCCGCTGGTATCGTAAACGGGCATCGCTCGTTCCTCTTGGGCAGTCTCGACGTTATTTTCGGGGCTGCCCTTTTTTTTCAGGTGTGATCCGATCACATGGGCAATCTCACAATCGCCGTCATCCTCCTCGCCGCAGTGCTGGTTTTTGCGCTGTGGCATGCCAGGGTGCGGGAAAAGGCCAAGTGGAATGACGGCAAATGCGAGTATTGTCTCAAGGCCTGGGAGCAGTTTGGCACTGATTCGCAGGGCGGGCGCGGCTATCGATGCGCCTGCAATCGCACCATCTGGGTCAGCTACAAGGTAGATGCCTGATGCCCGAGGACAGCTTTTTGTGGGGCCAATACCGGTGGAACATTGCCGACTATCCCTCTCGGCTGACCTTTGTCGCTTCCGGCGAGCTGCCGGCGCTGGCGCAGATTCACGAATTAAAGCAGGCGGTGGCAAACGACGATGAGTAGAGAATCGGCACTGATCGATGACCTGATGGAGAAATATCAGGCCTTGCCCGAGGACAAGCGCGCCGAGCTCGATCAGTTTGTCGAGGACCAGTCAGCGGGGCATTTATGGTTCCCGACTGTCGGCCCGCAGCTCTCGGCTGTGGATTGCAAGGCTGATGTTCTGCTCTACGGCGGTGAGGCGGCCGGCGGCAAAACCGATCTGATACTGGGCTGCGCATTCGAGCAGCATCAGCGAGCGCTCATAATCCGCAAGCATTACGTCGATCTGACCGCGATCATGGATCGGGCCAAGGAAATAAACGGCACCGACAAGGGATTCAAGGGCTCGATCCCGCCAAGGCTGAAAACGGTCAACGGCAAGATCATCGATTTCGGCGGCTTGGCACAGCTCGGAGATGAGGCGCACTGGCAGGGCCAGCCGCATGATCTCCTCGCTGTCGATGAGGTCGTGCAGAATCGTGAGGCGCAGATTCGCTTTCTCATGGGATGGGTCAGGAGCACCAATCCGGGCCAGCGCTGCCGCGTGATTTTTGCCTCAAACCCGCCCACCGATCCGGCCGGCGACTGGATTATCCCGATGTTCGCGCCGTGGCTGGATCCGCGGCATCCGAATCCGGCCAAGCACGGCGAGCTCCGCTACGTGGTTTCCGACAAGGATGGCCGCGATATGTGGGTCGATGGGCCCGAGCCTGTCGAAATTAACGGTAAGGTACAGCGGCCGATGTCTCGGACCTTCATTCCGGCGCATCTCTCTGACAATCCGTTTCTGGCCAATACCGGATATGCCGCGCAGCTCGATGCTCTGCCTGAGCCGCTGAGATCGGCAATCCGCGATGGCAATTTCATGGCAGCCCGCCAGGACGAGGCTGACCAGCTCATACCGACTGAATGGGTACGCCGGGCGCAGAATCGATGGCAGGTCGATCCTCCCTACGGGGTGCCGATGTGCGCAATGGGCGTCGATGCTGCCCGCCAGAAGGACAAAACGGTGCTGGCGCCGCGTCATGATGGCTGGTATGCGCCGCTGATCGTGGTGCCCGGTGTGGATACGCCGCACGGCTCGGATGTCGCTGCACTGGTCATGAAGCATCGCCGCCATGAGGCGATAGTGATTTTCGACTGTGGTGAGACAAACGGCGCTCAGGCCTATGGGCACTGCAAGGAAAACGGCGTCGAGGTACGCAAGCATATCGGCATGGATAAATCGACATCGCGCACCGCCGAGCGCCAGCTTGGATTTTTCAACAAGCGCAGCGAGGTATTGTGGAAATTCCGCGAGGCGCTGGATCCGGGGCAGGATGGTGGCTCACCGATAGCGCTGCCGGATGATCCCGAGATCGTATCGGACCTGACCGCACCGCGCTGGAGCTTAACCCCGCAGGGCATCAAGGCCACAACCAAGGCCGATGTCATCAAGATGCTTGGCCGCTCCCCGGACAAGGGCGATGCTATTGTCATGGCGTGGGTGGCAGGGCCGAAAGCAACCACACATCTGCAGGAATGGCGGCCGGATCAGCGAGTTGGTAAGATTCCGGGCGGCAAGAAGCACCCGGCAGTCAACTTCGGACCAAGGAGACGGAAATGAGTGGACTGAAAAACACGGCAAAACGCATGATTAGCTTCTCGACCGGCAAGGGCTACTCGACCAAGGGCGAGCGCCGTGCCAAGGCAGCGGCTCAGGAAAAGAGCAGGCTGGATGCCATTTATGGCGCCGGTCAGATCCCGGATGAGGAGGAGGGTCGCAGGCGGGCAAGGCGCAAACAGGCTGGTGTCGTCGGCTCACGCGCCTCGACTGTGCTGACGGATACACTCGGAGGCTGACATGAGGCCACAAGAGCTGGTCGAACGCGCCACGGCGTTATTCAACGTCCGTAAGGCGATCACTACGTTGTGGCAGGAAATCTCCGAGCACTTTTACCCGCAGCGCGCTGACTTCACTCTAACCCGTTATATTGGCGAGGAATTTGCTGAGCAGCTTTTCTCGAGCTACCCCCTGATCGTGCATCGCGAGCTCAGCAATGCCTTCGCCGCCATGCTCAGGCCGCGTCGAAAAGACTGGTTTGGCATCACCGTCGATGACGAGGATCGCCTCACCAAGAATGCAAAGGAATGGCTTGAATGGGCCACCAAGCGCATGAAATTCGCCATGTATGACCGGCATGCGCACTTTATCCGGGCGACCACTGAGGGCGATGCGGATTTTGCCGCATTCGGCCAGTGCTGCCTGAGTCGAGAGATCAACTGGGACGCCGAGCAGCCACACCTGCTGTACCGCTGCTGGCATCTCCGCGATGTGGCCTGGGACGAAATGGCCGATGGCTCGGTCGGTGAAATCTATATCAAGTGGAAGCCGACCATCAAGCAGCTCAAGCAGCAGTTCGGTGAGGACGCGCTGCACCCGACACAGCGCAACAAGAAACCCGATTACGTGACCGATACCTACGTCAGCCCGCAATACATGAGGGCTGCGATCTCCACCGATGTCTATGAGGGTCAGCAGGGCCAAGGCCGTGGATATCCGTGGGTGCTGGTTTACATGGATGTGCTCAACAAGCACATCATTCACGAAATGGGCACCTTCTCTCATGGCATCATCCTGCCGAGATGGCAGACCGTATCGGGCTCCCAATACGCATACTCCCCCGCCACTGTTGCCGGATTGCCCGATGCGCGTCTGTTACAGGCGATGACGCTGACGCTCCTCGAGGCCGGCGAGATTTCCGTCAGGCCGCCGATGATCGCCACGCAGGATGCGATCCGATCCGATGTGCAGCTCTATGCCGGCGGCATCACCTGGGCCGATGTCGAATACGACGAGCGCAAGGGCGATGTATTGCGGCCTATCACGCAGGATAGGCGCGGTTTGCCGATGGGCTACGATGTCCACGATCAGCAGATGCAGATGCTCGCCAGCGCTTTCTACCTGAACAAACTGACTCTGCCGCCGCCCGAGGGCGATATGACGGCATTCGAGGTCGGCCAGCGGGTCGAGGAGTACGTCCGGGCCGCACTGCCGCTATTCGAGCCAATGGAGCACGAATACAACGGCGCCCTGTGCGAGGACACGTTTGACTCGCTGCTGCGATCCGGTCACTTCGGCGCGGTGCAGGATATCCCGCGGGAACTGCAGGGCAGGGATGTGCATTTCAAATTCATCAGCCCGCTGCATGAGGCCATCGAGCGCAAGAATGCGTCCGAATTCCTCGAGTCTGCCGATCTCATTGAGCGCGCTATGCAGCTCGATCAGAGTGCCGGCAATATCGTGGATATCCAGTCCACGCTAAGGTCAGCAATCGAGGGCGTCGGATTGGATCTCAAGCACATGCGCTCCGAGGAGGAGGTCGCGGAACTGGTTGCCGAGCAGCAGGCAGCAATGCAGGCACAGCAGGAGGCTGAACTGGCCGCGCAGGCTGGCAGCGCCGCAAAAGATTTCGCGCAGGCCGAGGCCGCCGGGGGCGGTGAAGGAGCGGCAATCATCTGATGCTCAGGGAGACTATTGAGGAATGTATGCCGCACAAGGATCCGCTGGAAAGGCCCGATTACATCGAGGCCGAAGTGCAGGCGATGAGGGCCGTTCACCGTGGCGAGGCCGATGCTCGCCAGCAGCGTATGGTCTTGGACTTCCTGATGCGGGCCTTCGGCACTCACGACACATCATTCAGGCCGGCAGGGGAGCACCTGACGGCATTTGCAGAAGGCAAGAGATTTTGTGGAACTACGATAGTATGGATGCTGAAAGCAGCACCGGTAAGGACCGATCCCGATAAAACAGCAACCAGAAAGGTAGATGAAAATGGCTGATGACGACCAGACACAATCCGTAGTAACCGATGACGGCGCCCCGACCTGGCAGGAGGGGATGGCCGGCGACAACATCGAGCGCCTCGAGGGCCTGAACAAATTTGAGACGCAGGATGCGTTTTTCGAGCACTACGATGGCATGGTCAATCGTAACTGGCGCGACGAGTACGCTGGCGACGATGACAAATTCAAGTCCACGCTGGAGCGATTTTCCACGCCTGCGGAAATGGGCAAGTCATTCCGTGAGGCTCAGGCCACGATCCGCTCTGGATCCTTCAAGGAGCCGCCGGGTGAGGGTGCCACTGACGAGGATATGGCCGCCTTCCGCTCAGCCAATGGCATCCCGGCCGAGGCTGCTGGCTACATGGAAAACCTGCCCGATGGGCTGGTGATCGGTGAGGAGGATCGCGAGATCATGGGCGATTTCATGGGTGTGCTGCACGGCATGAATGTCGATCCCAAGGTCGGCCATGCGGTGATCGAGTGGTACAACGGCTTTGCCGAGGATCAGCAGGACCAGCTCGCGGATATGGATTCCGCGCAGCATCAGGAAACCGAGGATGCGCTCAGAGAGCAGTGGGGCGGCGACTACCGCGCCAATATCAACCTCGTCGGCAGCCTGATCGAGTCCACTTTCGGCACCGAATACAAAGAGGTTATCCTGAATGCGCGTGATCCCGAGGGCCGGGCGATCATGAATATACCGGGCGTCCTCGAGGGGCTCGCTGAGCTCAGCCGCAAGGTCAATCCGGTGGCGCAGATCGCAGCGCAGGGCGGCGATCCGGCGCAAACGCTCAACGATGAGATCGCGGAGCTCGAAAAATACATGAAGGATGACCGCAAGGGTTACAATAATGACGAGCCAGCGCAGGCCCGGCTCAGACAACTGTACGATATTCGCCTGAAACATCAGGCCGCATAAGGAGATTGCGATGTCTAAGTTGGTCAAGAAGGTTTTCGGCAGAGGCAAAGGTGCGCCCGGCGCACCAGCTCCGGGTCCGGGATCTCAGCCGCTCACTGGTATCGATCCGATGCGCGGGCAGCAAGCGCAGGTATCAGGCGAGCGCCGCCGCGGTGGCCGTAGAGGCGGTGATCTCGGCGGTGGCAGGACTGGCCTGGGAGCAAATACGGTACTGTCGAGGACGTACTGATGAGCGGCTTATTCGGCGCCCGATCACCGTCAGCGAGTTTTAATTTGCTGGCCGGAAAGCGAAAATCTGGCGCCCCGGTGAATCCGGGTCAGGGGCAGGCCTTTGTGCCGCCATCAGGTACGGCGACACCGACCGGCCAGCCGACAGTGACGCCACGGCGCAAGGCCAAGGCCATCAAGGACGGCGAAAAGTCGAAGCTGCGCACCAGTTATGGCTGAGACATCATTTCAAACGCATTACCGAGGGAGCAGGAAAATGGCGTATAAATCGCACAATTCACCGGCCGATCCCGGCATCAAGAAGGCCATGATGGGCGGTCACTCGCAGTCTGTGAAGGCCAATTACTCGCACAGCGCGCCGCAGGGCGACAAATTCAACACCGAGGGCGGCATGAAAGTCATCAAAGATGCAGGTATGGGTCACAGCTACGGCAAGTCCACGATGCGGGCGCGTTCCACGCCGATGATGAAAAAGCCCGCGAAATCGTGGCGTTCGTCAGGATCCCGCTCGCGGGCCAGCCGCTCTGAGTCCACTGGCTCGACTGGCGGCCGTCACTCCTGATGCCGTTCAAGAAGCGCAAGGGCGGCGGGTATAGCTCGCCGTCAGGCCGCAAGTTCACAAAAAAGCAGGTCGCCCTGTACTACGCCACGGGTGGCTTCAAGAAGCGAAAGGCCACAACCGGCGGCACCAAGCATGTGCTCCAGCACGGCAAAAGCGCGTCCGGTGGCTTGACCTCGTCAGGATCATGAGCTAGATTTCGGCTCACCACAGGCCAGCTAACCTCCTTGAGCCCTGGCCGCCCGACCGGCCCCTGCCGGCACCAGCCATCAGCCCCTTCTGGCTAACCTGATGGCCGTCACGCAGGCCAACCCGATTTAGTGGATACGGATTTTCCATCAAATTGGAGGATAGCCTTATGGCTGAAACTGCCTTTCAAATTCAATACCGGCAAGAGTTTATTGCAGGTTTTGAGCAGCTCCAGTCGCTCCTGCGTGATTGCGTCACAACCGAAGCAGTCATTAAGGGCAATCAAGCGACGTTTCTGGTAGCTGATTCCGGCGGCGCGACGGCCAAAACCCGTGGAGTAAACGGGTTGATTCCGGCTCGCGGCGATAACCTTTCACAGCCCGTAGCGACCTTGGTCGAATGGCATGACCTTGTTCGCAAAACGGATTTCAACATCTTCGCCTCGCAGGGCAACCAGCGAGCGATCATGCAGCAGACCTGCATGGGTGTCATCAATCGTAAGATCGATCAGGACATCATCGGGGAGTTGAATACCGGCACGGTCAACACCGGCGCCGCTGTAACAGCGGATCTGGGGCTGACCCTTCGGGCGAAAACCATCCTCGGCAACAATGAAGTACCGTGGGATTCCAACATTTGCATGCTGGTAACGCCGGCTTACGAGGCGTTCATGATGCAGGTGCGGGAATTCAGCTCTCGCGAGTACATCGATGGTGGCCCAATGCGCAACGCTGATCCAGCGTGGCGCGACCGACCCATCGCCTACTACTGGCTCAACATGATGTGGGTCGTGCATCCGAATCTTCCGGGTGCTGGCACCAATGCCGAGAAATGTTTCTGCTTCCATAAATCAGCGATTGGCCATGCCTACAACGCTGACAATCTGGAAGCTCGGGCGGGCTACGACGAGGAACAGGATTACTCCTGGAGTCGTTGCTCGATTTACATGGGCTCACAAGTCCTCCAGAATAGTGGCATTGTGGTGATAAACCACGATGGCTCGAGTCTGGCGGCCGCTTAAAGGAGATTTGAGAGATGGCTTATGACACTAAAAACTTGAACCTCCGCGATCCTCGGCTCGGTGCGGGTGACGATGACTCTGGCGATGCCGGTCTGAGTTCCGCAAAGTTCAGCTACGTTTCTCTCGATGTGAATGCGACGGTGATCGCCGCAGGCTACATCGATGACGCGCTGGACAAAGGGCTGCAGGTTAATGACGTTGTTGAGATTGTCGATCTCACCACGCCACTTGTGACTCACGCGGTCTGTACGGTTGTTGACGTATCGACCAATCCAAACGGAGACGCTACGCTGGTCTGATTTGCGTAGCTCGACGCAAGGCGCGACAATGCGAGGGCAGGCTCATCACGGGTCTGCCCTTTCTTTGTTTGGAGA